AAGTTTTCCTGAGTGGATTCGCTGCAATGATTCACATCACTTTTCAATCTCTTTATCGCGGCTATGGCTGTGTTGAAGTTTCTTTTTGAATCGTGTCTGAGTTCAAAGCCTTCTTTCTTGTATTGCTGCTGCATTTCTAGAAGGTTGGTTTCTAAAACGTCCGTGAGGACAAATACGATGTTGGTTATCGTATTCAGTTTGTCTGTTCCTTGCATGATCGTGTATTTTTTAACAATTATTCTATTTGATACAAGCTATTTTAAAGCCGTACAATTAATTTTACTACATGGAAGCATCAACTACAGGCTTTCTTGTTGAAATTCTTGTCACAGGGCTGGGAATGCGGTCTATCGTCCTCTTTCTTCACCCTGTCAATCCATCTTTGAAACTTGGCAGCTACAAGAGGACAGTGGATGCGCAGGTTTCTGTCGCGTTCCGCTTCCCATTCACGTATCTTTGTCTGCATCTCGATATTCATAATTTTCTCCTATTTCGTTATAATTCTTTTTTTTGAAAACTATTGCATATTTGCCCATATCTGTCACAGGCACACACTCTATGTCCTTTAGCCTTACAATACGCAGAATTGTCCCCGAAGTTCGAAGCATTCTTGCAATTCCGGCATTTTACATATACGGATTCCGGTTTGACTTTCTTTGCCATACTGTCAGTATTTTCACGGCTTCCTCGTCCCCGGATTCCGCCCGACGTTTCAATTCGTTGTACAAAGTCAAAGAAGAATATCCTTCAGGTGGAATAAATTTTCTGTTCTCTATTTCATCCTGCACCCTTTTTCGGTTTATCGCGTCCAGCTCATAATTCCTTTCGGAATTGAACTCCTTGAAGAAAGCATTGCCTATTCTTCTGGCATCGAAAGACGCGAATGAATTGTCATACTTCCCGGCCTTGTAGCGTGCGAAAAACAGCATCAGTTCGGAAAGCTTGTAAGCCTTGGCCTGTGAGGCAAAGGATTGGCAAAAGATTCTTATCCCGTCGGCAACGCCTTTTTCCTTGCTGTTGGAAGCCCCGAATATGCCGGACACCTGTATGTCGATCCAGTATTCGGAAGAGCCACAGCCGTAAAGCGCATCATACTGCATCAGTGAAGGGCAATCTGCCATATAAGCCCTTTCCGGGTTTTGAAGGGCATATCCCCACTGGACCGGTGAAAATACTCTTTCAACCTCAGAACGGTCTTTCCATTTGGTCAGCCAAGCCTTCTTCGAGGTCTCGCTTATGTTGTTGTAGCAAGCTAAGAGCGTAGGCGTTAGCTTCCTGTTTGTCTGTATAATTGCGCCTATTGTTGTTTCCATTGTTCCGTTGTTTTTCAAGTTCAATTTTCAGCCATCGGGCAAAATGCGATTTTGCATCTTGGGGTGATTTAACAGTTTCTCCCTCGTTTTGGAGCTTCATAAAGAACTTCTCCAAATAATCATAAAAATCAGGAGGCGCGAAATCCTTATATCCACATAAACGAGTATTCATGCAGACAGCTTCCATCCATGAACTATTCGACTTCAATTCTTCATAGCACTCATCCAACCCTCTTTCAAAAATCCCAGTCGGAATTTCTTCATACGCGCGCGGGGGAGAGAGATAATTATCTTTGTCTTTATCTTTGTCTAATGCGCGTACATTATACTGTAAGGGCTTAGGTACTACTTTAGGTTCATGGTTAGGTATAAGGTTAGGTACTACTTTAGGTTCAACTTTAGGTGTCAAATTTTGATAGCTAATCTGATACCTTGTTTTATCCCGTTGTCCTTTTCCGCCTGATTTGAATGTGATAAGACCCGCCTGAACTAATCTGTTACGTGCTGATTTCATTGAGTTGACCGACACTCCCACGTCAGATGATACCTTTGTATCACTACGCGTCCAGCTATCCACCCAGCCTAAACGATTCGCTGTTTTTAGCAAGTAAAAATAAAGCCTCGTTTCACAGCAGGTAAATTCCCAGTCTTCGTCAAGAGACCAAAACTTATTTATCAGTTCTATATAAGTCATATATCTTTCAAATAATTATCCACCACTTTAATAAACTCGTCTAATGACCGGACAACAACGTACTTCGCCCCAATACTCTCAAATTCCTTTTGATAAGCTTTCTGATTCTCTGACTGTCTGCCTGTCTTTGCTTTTAATTCAATACCACAAAAGGGATAGAATCTATTTGGAATAAGCAGTATCAAATCAGGGAAGCCAGCACGAACACCCATCTGCTTGAACTTGGAAGCTTCAATAGCATTACGCTTTCCTCCATTGGGAGAATGATGGAGCCTTTTCGTCCATTTAGGGTATTTAAAATCCCAATATTGAATAATAGCCTTTTGAAGCTGATCTTCTAAATGTCTCATTCTCTCTTTTTAATTAAAAGCCCCGAAGCGTATTCTCCGGGGCACAACCATTATTTATTAACCCATGCCATTTATGTGTGGCTCACATTTATGAGGGGCGTAGGGGAATCGAACCCACCAAACCATAATTGGGCAGTGCCAGCAATCATGATTAACTTGCCGATTGAAGCTTCATAAATCAACAAGCCCTTACAACGTATATTGTGCACTTATCCATAATAAGGAACACAGCCAGTGCTTACGCCCCATATTCGCCCACCCTATTTTCACAAACCGAGCAGGCATAAAGTTTATAAGAAAATAAATCTAAAATTATCCTCACCGTCCGGTTCTTCGTCCGGCATATCATTACCGAAATCCATAGGAATGAACCAATCTGAAATAAATTCTTCCATAACTAAATCAAATCAATTATTTTGGTTTTAACAATCGCATCCAATCTCATATCAGACAAACCTTGTGAAAGGTGTTGTTCCATCAAAGTGTTTGCCTCCTTTAAATCCTTTGCGCAAACCAAATTATAGTATTTCAATTCTTTCTCATTGCCGTTCTCATCAATCTGAGTATCTACAATGGTAGCCTTGAAGAATGGTTTGTCTTCTGTCTTTTCGTTGATTATCTCAATGATGTTTGAACGTGAAATGGAGAAGACATCAGATTCCATATTATCGGATGCGTACTGTTCGATCCCTTTGGCTTCCGCTTCTGCAAAAAGTGAGCAGTCTGTAATGAAGTGTTCTTTTACTTCTTTTTCAAGACCGTCCTTGTTAGGTTTCATCACCTTTAACTTTACCTCGTAATACATATCATTCCTCCTTTGTCTTGTTACGTTCCTTAATCATTGCATCAGCTATCTGATAAGCTGCTTTAGCCTGTTTTTCAGAGTTGTAGTTTGTAATACTAACTTCTTTGGATGGGAAAAACAATGTTACAACTCTGTTCCATAAAGTTCTCCTGCGTTTTGCTGTCATCATCATGCACTTCATTGCTTCAAGCGCAATATGATCGCGCGAAATATTCGATTCCATAATTTTATTGCTTTAATTGATTAATAATTTGTCTTTTGATTTTCTTGTACAGCTTCCCGACAAAACGTCCATGCTTCTCTGTTCCGTCATCGGGCAACTCGTTTTTATAAATATGAAGAAGTAATTGGATGAGAAGCACTTCTTGTTTTGTCAAAGTAAGTTTCATGATAATAACCTAAAGGAGCGATTCTATATCGCAAAGTTCAGCATATATCAACATCAGCCATACTATTATTGTAACAGGATAGCCATATAATTATCACTGTCATTCTTATAAAACAATATCAAGAAAGATATTGCCATAATGATAAAGGCACTAATTCGTATAATCATTGTTTCAGATATGAAATTTGTTTTGTTCGACCTCTATCTCCATCAACTGAATCAAACGTTCTTCGTCTGGAGATGGGATATATATGCCACATTGGGCACTCGAAAAATTCCGAAACCGCTCAATAGTTAGGCTCATCTCCGCGCTGTCAAGATCAGAAGAACTTCGTAGATACTTTATCCGACCCAAAAACTTGTCTTCTCTCTCACGGACGAAAGTGTCTTTGTTGCAGAGAATCTTGTAATAGTTCCGCTTTACATATTCCATCGTTTCACCGATTTGGCAACCGAAATAAGCAAGGCAGACATGAAGGTATTTGTTCTGATTTAAAGATCTTTGCGGTTTCTTTTCCGTCAATTCAAACACCTTCTGTTCCTTTATCAACTTCTCCAGCTTCGCTCTTGCCTGCTGGACGTGGAGAGGATTAGAGCCATCGTACTTCATCAGAAGGGCAAATCTAGATCATTATCCGACACGCTAGGAGCATTATTTATATCCTCTGGGGTGGGTGATGTATTCTGAGGTATAAACTCTTTGAGGTCCCCGCAGATATAGTTCCTTCCTTCTACCCGTTCCTCCTTTTTAGGGGAACAAGTGATGAAATGCGTATGCCCAAACTGGGATTTCTCTCTGCGCTCGATAACAGCCACATTCACATAGATTCTTTCAACTCCATCTTTACACTTAATTTTCTTCATCTGCTCACGAGGTATATCAGAGAGACAGATAGAACCACTTAAAATTGCCATAATTAATTTTCTATTTTTTCTTTTAATAAATACTTGGTTAAATCTCTGTATTCTACCCACTCTAAAAAAGAGTGTAATAGATTCATATTATCCTGCTCCATACCATCATAACGATAACATGTAATAGCAGGCTCATAGCGTTTCAATGGAAGTCCTCTGACATCATATCCATGCTTATCTTTGTCGTATCCTTCAAAGATGAACAAGTCAAAGTGAAACACGTCTAAATTGAATAGCTGGAGATAAAATCGCCATTGGCAAGAATTGATGTAATCGGCATCGGTAGGATAAGAATATTTAGTCTTAATGTCCCTGATCTCCACACCATTCACCATATCGGCACATCCTGTTATAATAGCATCTCCAAAATCCTTATACAGTCTTATCTCATGAAAAGCATTCGGGTATTCGTTACGATAGGAAAGCGCGGTCTTGCATTGTGCAATATCCATAATCACTTTATCACCTTCAATGTCAAAGGATCTACCACAAGGAACAGGCTCTTTTTGTTCTTTATTATAATGGAGGAAGGTACGTTCTCCTGCATCTACTTTATCACATTTCGGTGTACCTTCTTCCACTATTTTATGAAATGCCTGTCCAATTTTTGTATACACATTACCCGTGAACTTGCCTGTTATACTGTCAATAACGGATTGCTCCGTTATCTCATAGTTGGCATAATCGCTTTGCTCTATGTACTTTCGGAATGCTTCTAAAATTGTTACGCGAATTAGCGGTATCATACTTTCACGAATAACTTTTTATCTTGATCGAAAGTGAATCCTTTTGCCGCAAGCTGTTCATTAGCTTTTGCTTGTGCTTCTCCTTTTCCTTGAATTGATATCTTCACTTTCGATATAATGTCAGACATACATGTATCAAACTCGGTTGTTCCATAATCAGGTATTACCACAGTTCCAAGTCCTGCTACATTTTTGCCTACAAAATTATCCAACGGTGCAAATGAAATAGAACGCTTCCCATTTTGTATGAATACATATCCAACTTGGTCAGCTATCCTGACAAGCAGGTCTTTTGATTGCCCTGTGCAATCCGGAGAGTGCTTTATCACATCACCGTCTGCCGTTTCCTTGTCATGGCATATAAAAACAATGTCAGAACCATTCGAGCGAAGAAAGTTGACGAACTCTTTAAAGTCCTCGCCCATCTGCCCAAACCGTTTTAAAGTATTCGTTTTCAATTTATAATTATTGTCAATAGCATATTGACTCAGATAATCGTCTATCATTGATTTGGCTGTATCGACAACTATTGTTTTGTAATCTTTCATAGATTCACGTTCTGAATCAATATCTTTCCAACATTTAGCCATTATGGTATCACAACGTTGTACTGCGCGGTCTGCCCCCCTGTCGCAATCTATCAATAAAGGATTATCCGCTGTTGTAGCTACTGAGGTTTTCCCACTTCCGGGTACTCCATATAATACAATAATTACAGGACGCTCCGGTAAAACATCATTTTTCTTAACTATAGGCATAATATTTAAATTTTAAAATGTTCGCTTTTACCAACACAAAAAAGGCAGGTCCGCAGTCCTTACAAAGTTCCGCTTCCTGCCATGATATCTTTCCACTTCTTCAAGTTCGTTTTCTAGAGAATCGATTTCTTCATTAAGCAAGGATATATACTTGCCCTTACATTCAGCATTGAATGTGAGCCTTACCGATTCCTCACTCATTGACTGGACTATATCAAGCTCTGAATAAAGCTTTTCCAATTCATCGCTTATCTGGCTTATAGTTCTCATACCTTTTCAAGAAATTGGATCGGCAATGAGCATACACCTTTCATATTAGGATATTTGACATCAGCATATCCGTTAGCGATATAAACTATTGTACCTGTCAACGTATCACCTATCTCACGTACTTTATCACCTTTCTTCATAACCATTTATTTTAAGTTTATCTAATTATTGTGGCAATGGTTTCCAAAAATCAATGTCCCATGCCCGGTTAGTATTTCCACATATCCAAATGTTCTTCTTATGCTCACTATCGAATACCAACATCCCGGTATTCACAAATTTCCCGGAACTCTTTACAAACACTCTTGTGTCTAATGGTGGAGGATCTTTTTCTGCATTCCTCCATTTCATGGATTCCAAAACAAATTGAGCACCTTTTTCAAAATCCACTGATGCTGTTCTTTTGTGCGTAATTCCATGTATGCCATTTGCATACTCTCTGGCTTTCTCCTTTATTATATTTATATCCATAACTTAACTTGTTTCCAATTAAAAAACTCCTGCTATCTTCACAGACTACAGGAGCAAAACCTAAACGACTTAATCTATCACTTATGATAACTTACAGCCACCGTCAGCGGAATCGGACCTCCATACTATCCGTTAAATGAAAGTAGAGATTAGAACAGATAATTATTTATGTTTATTACCTTAGACAGTACCAACCATGGACGGTGAAATTCCGTACCTATATTCACATACCGGCACGGACAGACAGCAAAAACTTTATGAAAATAACAAAAAAACTAGATGAAAAAATCATTCATATTCCTTTAACTCTCTGTATGTCATTACCACCAATCTCACACACAATAATGAGATAATGGAAAATATAATCACCGATACGGATTTTATAGGACTTTCCGTAACTATCGCACCATAAATCATTCCTAAGGAACATAGGGTGGCAAATATAGACAGGATAAAATTAGCTGTTTTCATAATATGCATTTTTATATTGTTCCCCTCAACGGCTTAAACCGGTTGTTACCCCGAATCTTACGGGAGGGGATATATTAGACCTTCCGGCGGTACTTGTGCCCAACCAAGTTTACTTAATGCACTAAGGACAAATCGGTGCACCGAAAGTATGTTCAATCAATTATTATAGACCCTCAATACGTCACGGCATCCCTGCTGGTATTGACTCCTATAATCAGTCCGTTTGTCTGCATTATATGGCTTATGAGTTACACCATATAAACATTTACAATGTGTGAAAGAACTTTGAACAGTTCCCCTCAACGGCTTAAACCGGTTGTTACCCCGAATCTTACGGGAGGGGATATATTTATTTGTCTGCTGAAATACAAGCCAATTGTTTCTTTAGATAACTTATACGATCACATTCCATATCACATATTTGACTACCTTGTTTTTGGTTGTGAGGATAATGCTTACATTTCCCCCTTTGAAAACAAGGACATAACTGCCGGTACACTATCACAGTTCTTTCTTCTATCTCCTTGCATGCAATACTAATAGCTTCCAGCGCGTCAGCTTTAAAAATCAACGGTTCTACCGGATTACCAAGCTGGTAGCATTTATTATTTATAAAATCGGTTGCTTTGCTCATTTTTTATTTATCTAATAAGTATTTATTTACATCTTGTTTAGAGAAATACAACAGTTTACCCTTTTTAGTATATGGGATAGTACCATCATGAACGCGTTTTCTTAAAGCCCCTTGAGATATTCCTAGATATTCTGCGCATCTAGCAGAATTCATTACAGAATCATTCTGTTTTCCCGTCACTTCTGCAAATCTTTCCGTGAGCATATTCATTTCTGTTCTTGTCATCATAACCTTTGAATATTTATATTTTCACTCTGATAATGGATTCTGCACCACCATAATTCTTTATCGCCTCTTCCCTTATTCTTACTGCAAGTTCAGTGTTGATAATGTACTTTAATGCTCTGCGTACTGTTTCACCGCTAACCCCGAAATGAGATGCGATGTGTTTCTGTGCACCTTGTGGAACGATTATCCGTGGGATTTCTTTGGTTCTTCCTATTTTATTCATATATTTGTATATTAATTATTGCCGTTGCGAAATAAAACTGTATTCAGTTCGTTTTCACATTGCAAATGTAGTATCAATTAATGATACTACAAAAGATTAAAGTATCTTTTTGTGATACTATTTGCTATTTATACATTATTCTAAATAACACAATATATAAAATACTGAATATAAGAAAGATAAAATTACTCGATAAAAAAAGGAGGTGCTATGATTGACATTCAACATTCAAACGAACGCAACTTTTGTGGGGCTATAACTCCTAAGGAAAAGGATAAAATAATGAAAGCAATCCTTGATATGGCGGCCCATGAAAGAAAAACATTATGTTTTAACTCCTATCTAACAATCAATGGTAAACTGTATGAAAAAGTAATATGATACGCTATACAATCTTGTTAAAAATAGGTGGATTTTTTAACTTAAAAACGGAATTTGTCGGTATCACAAAAACATAAAAAAAGCCCTCTATAGGGCTCAGAAACGAGTTGAATATTTTTACCGTGTGATACCAATGGCAAAAAATAACGCTTAATCGGTTGATTATAAATAATTTGTTAGATTCCCGGCAAGGATTTGGTCTGAAGAGGTGTTAACAGCTTGGGCTAATGATGCAATGTCCACACCGTTCCGGTTAAGTGTCTGCATGATCATTTCTCTTCCTTCATCGGCACCCTTATTGTTGTTGCCACCGAATCCAAAGTTTCCGTTACCGAAGATGGCTGCAATCACAATCAATGCAATGATGTCCTGAAAACCTCCATTGTTTCCGAAAAAGCCGCCGTTTCCATTTCCTCCCATCAGCCCCATCAGATAGCCTGTGTCAATTCCACGGCTCTGCAAGGACGGAAGAATGGACGCAAGCAGACCATTGTTTGCTCCGGTTCCACCGTCTTGGTTAAAAACATAAGTTCGTTCCATAAGTATTTGTATTTTGTATCCCGGTCAAAATCGACCGTTCACGAAAGTATATATATCATATCTCATGAGGAATCAGTTGTTTCCCAACAAATTCTTTATATTATCCCAATATATTCTCATCATTTTTTCACTTTTTAGACGTATATGAAAATTTGATATCATATAGTTCACTGAACGCTTAGTTTTATGAATGAGAGAAGAAATCTGAGATGGATAAAATCCTTTTTCGTATAGAATATATACAAGGATATATCTAGCGTTAACAATCTCTGTGACACGGTTGTCACTTACTATTAATTCGGTAGGTATTTCTGTTCCTTTAGAAACAAGAGCTATTATTTTGGCAAAAATTTCAGACTTACACATTGTGGCTTAAATTTTTGTTGTATTTTTGCCTTGCCAATCAAATACAATCATGACAAAAGCATACGTAGGAAATAAGTAAGGATATTACTACCCCTGACACTTACCTATGTATGCTTTAAAGTTTGATTGGCGTTAAACTTCAAGTGTCGGGGGTTATTTTAATTCTGCCCCCTGAAAGAATTACTTTTATCAAATGAGTTTTTCTATTATATGCCACACTTCTACCTGTGGCGAATAATACTTGATGTTGCTATCTCATCTTTTTACCTCCTTTCTGTTGATTACCATATTCTATAACTTATTCCTGCGATAACCGCAGGAGAAAAGCCATCCTTACCAAATCCATAACCGGCTGTTATTCCCAGTCCCCATCTTCTGGGTTTTATCTTCACCGTGTGATGGATATCGTTTGTTACTGTCTGTGTTTTAGAGCAAACATAGATACTATCTAGGTTAGGTCTGTAACCACTCACATAAGCGATGTAATCACTATCTCTGTATATCTTCTGCTCAACAGGAAGAACAGTGTCTCCTACATGGATTGTATCACCATCATGCCAACACAGTATTGGAGAAGGAAGATAATATTTTACAGTATCTCTCTTTACAATGATACTTGTACTGAACACCGTATCCGTTCTTGCCTCTATAACTGCTTCGGGGGATGGCTTTACAAACCATCCTAAACCGAAAGCGAGTACAATTATTAATATATAAGGAAGCCATTTCATATTATTGTATTTAAATAAGTACCAATAGCAATGCTATCGTTATCGCAATCCATATATAGATCCTTTGTTTCATAAACTTAACACTTGTTTTCTATTGGCACCGTCAGCTCGATAACTGACGTGCACCCATGCAAAATTGCTTTCGTTAATCAATTGATCATAGGGCAGGTTCTTGCGGATATATTCAAACAACAACTTGTTTTGCTGACGGTCTCCAGTATCAATATCAGCAGCTTCCCCTTTCATGTGCTGCGAGGTCTTACTTCCCTTGACAGCTACATTAAGTTTCGGGCAGCGATAACCACTGTTTACTGTTATAGGCTTTCCCCACCATGTGCGTAACGGGTCCAGTACGTTATCCACCAAGGCAGTCAGAGCAGTCACATGCTCCTGTCTGCATCTGTTGTTGATACCCAAGCGGTCAGCAGTCGTTGACTTGCAGAGTTCCGCAATTGTAAAATACTTCATTTCTTTTCCTCCTTCTTGTTTTCATTATCAAACAATATCTGAGCCATGATCTTGGCAATATCATCCTTGTTCTCGATAATCACACTCATTGTGTTTTCTGCCTTGCGCAACTCCGCTTTTTCCCATGATTTTTCACGAACTGATTTAAACTCACAGAAAATGCAGTACCCCGTCCAAATCATTGAAAAAATAGGGAAGGGGATAACTACGCAGCATAACAGGTCAATGAAGCACAATTCTATGAACGGGGTGAAATACTTCTTCGCTTTGACGGCTGTTTCCTTATACCCCGTGGATGTTCTTGCCTCTCCCCGTTGTTTGGCTTTCATAACTCCCGTAATAAGGTCCACTAACATCGCCCCCATTGTAGCCGCAATACACAAGGCTATAAGCACAATATGTATCATCATGTGCTCGTTGATAAAATTGTAGATTACATCTCTCATTGAAAGTAAGTTTTATATAATAGATTTTACATAGCTTGTAAATCCATATTTTTTTATTATATGTGACACATCCTCATTTGTAAGATTATAAAACTCACCTTTTATTTTTTTATCTGCAAATTTGAGATGAAGTTCTTTTTCTATGTTTTTATCAAGAACAGCCAATATAGATAGATATGGATTCCCACAAGATAATGTCTGAATACGAACGGATATATCTGAAGAAGAACCTATTTTTACAAGACCTGTATTCTTGTCTTTCATAAGATATGTACTTCTATTTTTACAATTTTTGGGAGGATTACTTAATACTTCTGCCATAGTTTTAAGTATCGCATAATGCAACATCTTACAATCTCCGAATAAGTAACTATTTACAACTACAGCTTTGTCAAAATTACCAAGGAGCGCATATTCTATTAATGAATCAGCTAATTCAAGTTGCGTTAATACGCTACCGTCAGCACAAATTATACATTTTGTGTAACAATCTTCATACAACTTTATACAATCTCCTAAATCAGGATACATTGTTTCAATAAAATCCTTTAGGCTATTGGTTAAAACTTGATCATTCTGACCTTTAAAAACTAAATCTGTCATATTACCTAATTTTATGTTAACTTTTAATTACCGTCAATTACACGTTTTGGATTACCCGATTTTCAAACTAACCTTTATTTTGTATGACAAAAAAAGAGCCTGCCACGGAAACTAATCCGCAACAAGCTCTTGGCTTTATCAAATATGTAGTATGTCTTTTCGTCATAATCAATGTGGCGTGCATCTTCACACGCTTCCACAAAGATAAATATTGCTTCTCTCTTTCGCAAATAAGAATACAAAAAAAGAACGACCGCTAGCAAAAAGCACAGCAGCCGTTCAATCCACGCCCTACTCTCTATCCCATTTTCCCAAGAAGACAATAGCAAAGATATCAAACAGGTTGTATCCACATGGAAAAAAGGTTAATAAAATATATGTTGTATAATCTGTTATTTTAATTTAGATTAAACAAAAATAATATTTAAATTGTTTGTTAATAAATAAATTAATTTGTTCCTTTGTAGCAGGCAATAGCCTTCATGGTGTGAAGTTACACCATACCCACTTTTAGAACGTGATCACTGTGGAGGCAATTGCTGTATTATAACGGCGGTTGCCTTTATTGTTGAACAATGAAACAATGGTTTAAGATACCTTCTTTAAAGAAGTCGAATAAGGATATGTATAGTGATGCTACTTATCATGGTAAAGATGATGGTGGTAATTTTATTTATGTTCCTAAATGGGTGGAAAATCTGTTTTCTGACAATAGAGGGAATATAGATTTTGACATGTCGACCGTTGAAGGGAAATCAAGAGCCTTACATGAATGTTGGCCGTTTGCAATGGTTCTAGATCATTGCGGAAGAATGATGCAGAATGGGCGGTATTATGTGACGGATATTAACGGAAACGAGAAGAGGAGTTTTAAAGACATTGTGACTCTTTTGAATCGTCCGAATGTGATACAGAGTGGGCGTTCTTTTATAAAGCAGATTGAGATATCTTTGAAGTGTTTCGGATTTTGCCCTGTCTATACACTAAGAGCTTTAAAGTCTGATCTCCCTAAATCCATGATGGTAATACCTCCCGAATTATTCTACATGGAATCATTCGGTAAGGACCCGTTTACTCAAACAGAGCTTTCTTCAATTGCTAGTAAGGTATATATACGTTGGGGAAATGAGAATATAGAACTTGGTGATGAGGAGTATTTTGTCATATACGATTCGATAATGGATATTCCAAGTAATAATGGAGGGAGAATTACCTTCCACTCCCCTGTGGACGCATTATCTACTCATACTCGAAACTATATGGCTCAACTGATAGGGAGAGGAAACCTTATTGTTAATGGAGGACCTAAAGGGATACTATACGGGAATGATACGACTGACGTAGGGAATGCAGCTATTACTCCGTCTGAATCCAAGAAATTGCAGGATGATTTCAAAAGGAAATATGGTATAGTGCATAAGTTGTATGAAATCATGGTGACTCCTAAGAAACTAGGGTGGATTACATTGGGGTCAAATACAGACCAATTGAAGCTTCATGAGGAGGATAAGGCGTGTTTGGAAGCGATAGCTCAGACGATAGGCTTTGACCCCAATCTGATTATACAAGGAAGTACTTATGATAACTCTTCTCAAGCAAAGAAAGCGGCATATCAGGATCTTATTATCCCTGACAGTGAATCTATAACAGAGGTTCTGACTAATGCTATATGTAAGGACAGGGCAATAATCAAAATGGACTTCACTCATGTCCCTTGCCTTCAAAAGGATATGAAAGAATTGGCGGATGCCTTGTCTACAGCCTCTAATGCTGTAGCTTCATTGTATAACAATCGGCTGATTACTTTTGAAGAAGCAAGAACCGAAATGTCCAATTTTACAGATATTGATCCTGATAACCCTAAGGGAGAATTTAAAAGTGAAATAAATAATGATGGAGACAAGCAAATACAAGAACAGGTTGGGGAAGCAGTATAAATCCTTAGCTTTTTATGCAAAGGAGATACAATATGATTCTGGCAGTAGAACTATCAGTGGTTATGCTGCGGTTTTCAATAACATTGATAAGTCCGGTGACATGCTCCTGAAAGGTTGTTTTTCAAAAAGCATACAGGAGAGAGGCCCGGGAAGTTCTGCTAATGATAAGATTATCATGTTGTGGATGCATGACATGCATGAGCCTATAGGACGCATTACGCTTCTGCAAGAAGATGAGAAAGGGCTTTACTTTGAAGCGTCTATTGATGATGTGGAAAGAGGAAATCAAGCGTTGAAGCAGCTTGAAAGTGGCACTTTGAACCAGTTCTCTATAGGTTATAGTTATGTATGGGAAAAATGTGAATATGACAGGGAACGTGATTGCTTGGTTGTAAAGGAAGTCATTCTGTATGAGATATCCGTAGTGTCCATAGGATGTAACGGAGAAACTGAATATCTTGGTCTGAAATCGGCAGAAGAATATGAAAGTGCGTTGGAGTCACTTCCGGTTGAAATAAGTGATGTATGTAAAGGACTTCCGATAAGAAAGAGGGAGGAAATCCAAATGTTAGTAAGAAAAGCGATGTCACTCGCTCGATACAAGCCGGCAGACAAGCCACTTGATGAAGAGGGAGCCGATGAAAAAATAAAACTATTTACAAAACCTTTAAAACTTAAAGAAGCATGAAATTTGACTTTTTAAGCAAAATTGATTTGTCGGTAATGGATGAGGTTTCCGTGAAGTCATTACAGGCGTTGCAGGACGCAATAAACGCTACTGTAGGCGATTTTATGCACGATACTATCGACAAAAAAACTTTTGAGGATAAATTAAATGAGGTTTCTCAAAAGATAGATTCCGAAAAGGAATTGGATACAGTGCGTAAGGAACTTGGTGAGATGAAAGAGATAATCGTTCGCATGAAAGGTGCAATGCATAAGAATGAAGACGGGCAAATGGTGTTCAAGTCTGTAGACCAGCAGATTGAAGAGCAATTGAAGGATTTCATCACAGTAGGCAAGCACGGAGAGAAAACTGTGGACTTGAAAACGGCTTGTAAGCAGTCCCCCGGTTTTAAGAAAAGCCTTACGCTTATTATAAACAAGAAGGAGGTTGATCCCTTGAAGAGTACGGGTGTGGCACCACATTATAACATGACAATTGATAGTCAGTTATCTGTTGATCCACGTTCCCAGACTGTAATCCGTAAATTTGCCAATGTGGCAGCAATATCTACACGATCATTGACTTATGCGGAGTTCAATCCGGGTGAAGAAGAAGCCGAATGGGTTCCAGAAGGCGGTCTTAAGCCTATGATGAGCGGTACATTGGCAGAAGTTACTATCAATGCTGGCAAAGTGGCTCTTGGCACAAAAGTAACCGAAGAAACATTATCTGATTTGCCTCAGTTGGTTGCGGAGGTTAGGGCTGAGATTATCAATCGTATTGGTTTGAAAGAAGAAGAAGGTATTCTGTCTGGTACTGGTTCCGGCGGTCAGATTAAAGGGATTGGGAGTGATATACCTACATTCTCTTTGACAGCTCTGAAAGTAGAGAAACCCAACACTTATGATGTTATTGTTGGTATGTATACACAGATTGTATCAATGTCCAAGATGGCTTATCGTCCAAACCTTGTGCTTATGCATCCTCTTGACTATGCACAGATGCAGTTGACTAAGGATGTTAATGGACAATATCTCCGTCCTTTCCGTATTGGTGATGAACTGATTCAAGGTTTGAAAGTGGAAACCAGCACTGCAATCAAACAAGGTGATATTTGGGTTGGCGATTTTAACTATCTTAACATCCGTGATGTATGGGTTCTTACCATTACACTTGGATGGGAAAATGATGATTTCACTAAAAATATGGTGACTATCCTTGGTGAAAAACGTCTTATGGTGTATATTAAAAAGCAATATAAAACTGCATTTGTCAAGGATAAGATTGCGACCGTTATTGAAGCTATAACCCCTGCCGGTATTGGCGGATAAATTTATTAAACATTATGAAAGTAAATTTGACTAAAACTTATGAGGTTGAGTTCGCAAAGGACGGGGCCGTTTATAAAAAAGGTGATAAAGTAAGTGTTAATATGTTACTTGCAGGTAAGTTCTTCCAAGATGGACGTGTTGCCACTGTTCCTTCGGAATTGATGGAAGACGCTAAGAAAATCGGTGCTGAAGATTTGTTCAATAAAAAGAAGAACCTCAAAGATATTGTGTAATGTTGGTGGATTATACTTTTTTCCAAGGTGGTATTCTTGATATCGAAGGTGCAGTATTGAATATACATACTCCTTCTGAGACTAATAAGGCAATTGTTGACAGCCTTCAAGGCTTTGTAATGCAATATGAGCCGGAATATTTAGAGAAGCTCCTAGGGGAAAAGTTGTATAAGGAATTCTCATCCTATATTTCCAACGATGGAAAAACTAAGGAAAAAAGATGGGATGATCTTATAGCGCATCTTGTCATGAAATATAGTGATGGCGATAGGGAGATTTCCAAATCCCCCATCGCCAACTATATATACTTCCATTACTTGAGACATAATCACACTCAGGCGACTATTACAGGAGTGAAGGCTGATGGAGATGATGGCCGTCTTGTAAGTCCCGAAAGGAAAATGATGTTTGCATGGAACGACATGGTAAGAATGAATATCAGACTTGTGAGATGGCTTCAAGGCAATAATGCGGACTATCCGGATATCGCCACCGATTTCGAATTGATGGAAACAATTAATTCCTTTGGGTTATGATAATTGATATAATATCAGATGTATGTGCTTCCTTGTCAAAAAGAATGGATCAACAGATAAATTACATATATGGTGACAGTTCTTATATAAGGGAAACACTTCTTCTTCTTGGGAAAAGCAGGGTGACAGCATCGGGAAAATTCCCAATGATAGGGCTGTATGTTCCCTTAGACGAGGAAAGGGATAGTGAGAATTATTTTTGTAAGGCATCTGTAAACATAATAATCGCTACCAATACACTGGAAAAGTATACAAATGAACAACGTCGTGAGATATCTTTTGAAGGTATTCTTCGACCTTTGTATTACGGATTCATAGAAGAGTTAAAAAAATGTGATAAATTTGATTTCGGTTACTCCGGTATTGTAAGCCATACATATTCAGAAAATTATAGTTTTGGAAGACGTGGCGCTGTTGATGTTGACGGTAAGGAAGTTGGCGAAAAGATAGATGCTATTGAAATAAAGAATTTGGATTTAACAGTTAAAAATCAGAATTGTTATGCGAACAGATATTAGAGAGTGCGGCAGCACGTCCGGATTTAATACTGGAATGAGTTACTGCCCCCTGCAACCGGACAAGGTCGCAGGTGTTATATTGGTCATTCATGGCAAAAAACTGCCCAAAGAATTGACTGCTGAGGCTTTGGAGGAAGCCTGTCATGCTGATTATCCGGACAGAATTTATCCTATTACAGGATTTTCGGAATACGCGGTAAGCGGCGGTGAACCCAATACAACAGAAAATGGTTATGCCGGGTCGGAAATAACGGGCTATTCGGCAAGGACGGATACATTCACGTTGCGTAAGTTTAATCTAGCTTTACAAGCTAATCTTGTAGCCAACAAGGATACATTGTTTGATATGTATGTTTTTGACAAGAATAATGTAATCTACGGAGAAGATGACGGGACAGATGAACTTGCGGGTTTTGCATTATCTGGTGTTTACCCTACAGGACAGGCTTATGATTCAAGCGGTCAGAAGGCTTATCTTGCGTTTAATGCGATGTATTCCGATACCGAGAAGATGATGAAAAACATGTCTGTAAAGCAAGCGGGTGTCAATTTGGAAAATGTTCTCAAGGGATTGAATTACGTTGAGTTTGTCAAAATGACATCTCCTGAAAATACATATAAGCTCGTGGATCATTATGACCGCACGGATCTTACTGCATATTATGGATCTATATTGTCTGAGAAGGCTTCAACGGTCGTTTCTGGTGCATCAGCACTGGAATACAGTAACGGTGTGCTTACAGCGACAGGAGGTGTGCCGGTGCTTAAATCTCCTTCTATTTTACAGGCTAATGGGGTCATTGGAATTGAACAATGGGTACAATGAGAATTAATGGAGTCACATTTATAGAGTCCGAGGTGGTCAAACTTTCATTGGATGAGTTTGTCGCTCAGAATATAGATGTATTCTGGAAGGACATTTCTAGAGAAAGGCGGAAATCAAGGCTGGTTTCCGTATATAATAGAATTATCAATAACAGTAATTTAGGAGGCGGGGGAGATTGATCCCCCGTTTTGCTATGACATTGGAGGAATACGCGAGATGTTGGAAGAAATTGGCTGATGGCATTCAGCCAATGATAAGGGATAAGATGGAAAGGGATGTTCCTCAGTTTGAGGAATATATACGAGAACAGCTATATAGTGGTGTTGATGGCGATGAAAGTCCTTTAATTCCCGGATATACAGAGGACCCATACTTTAAAAAAACTTATGGAGAGCATTGGAAGAAAAACGCCGAACGCTATAAAAATTGGAAGACAAAGATACAGAAACCGAAACCTTCATATCTGGGTTTTTCTGCAAGAGGGAACAATACTCCAAACCTTATCATACGTGGAGATTTTTATAGTTCCATCACGGCAATACCAATATCAAATGGTATAAGGATTGCCAGCTATGGCGTTTCTTTTGGTTCTGATATTGAGAAGAAATATGGTTATAAAATTTTCAAGGTAAGCTCCAAAGCAAGGAGGCATTATGTTACGTACAGGCTTATGCCCTCTATTGAGAAATTTATAAGGAGGTGCGAACTATAAAGTATTATTAACAAAAAATGGAATTGAACCGAATTATGAAAAACTGCTTGTGCCAAGGGAATAAGTCAATGAGGGAAATGGAGCATATGCGATCAATCGCAGAGAAGGCTGCTGTTATGGATGAATGTGTTTATATATTATACAAGGTTGGAGATGTGTATAAATTCTGTCGTGAAGGTGAAAACTGGTCGGGTGAGTTTGTTGAATTCATATTTCCGTAAAATGGTGATTTTTATCATTCTATTATTTTGGCGTTTCCCGTATTATTTATTAATTTAGCAACAGCGATAGATAGAGGTTTCGCATAGAAAGATATTATATATTCATTAAGAGTAATGGATATGATGCGGTGGCCGACTCCTCTATATCGGTTGCCGCATTTTTTTATATCCCGTATTAAGATGTACGGAACATCTTGTGAACGAAAAGACATGAAAACGAATCAAATCATGATTCGCCCAATGGGTGAATTTACAGTTAGTCAGAGAACAAAAGATAGCTATTTTGACGGTGGGGACTTGTTACGTCAATGGAATTCAGTAAAAGGAAATGAACAAAGAAAAATGGATGAGTTTCTTTTGGCTAAAAGAACTGGAGATTTTATAGAAGCGCTCATAGCTGAAGAACGTGAAAATGGTTTAGGGGAAAATTCCCCTAAAATTGATAATCAGGTAGTTAAGAAGAGTAAGGTTAAAGAGAAGGGTAAAGCTGGCAGACCTAAAGAAGAAGTATGGATGCATCCTTTCTTATTTACCAAATTTGCCATGTGGATTAATCCTCGCTTTGAAGTAAAGGTAATACGCTTCGTATATGATGAGATGATTCAATACCGTAATTTAGCTGGAGATGCTTATCCTGCTATGTGTCATGCCGTTTGTTCAATACTCCCTGGGGATATATTCCAGAAAAAGATTAAGGACTTAGCCAAGTCTCTAAACATCATAGTTTATGGCAAACATGAATCAGAAATGCGTAATAAGATTGGCGATGAAGATAAAATCCGCGAATTATATGAGTTAGAATTACAGATAGCTCAATGGATAGATTTAGGCTTTATCAAAGACTATAACAGCCTTAAATCTACATTGACTAAATTGTATTACCGAAAATATCCCAATGTTCTCCCAATGTAAATATTGATTTTTCCTCAAATGTCTTGTGCGAAAAGATATTTATTTTTTAATTGAAAAACAAAACTATCATTTATGTTGTAATTTAGATTTTGTCTAAATTGTGAATGTAATATTTAATAATTGCGTTACTATATATTACTATGCGTTACTTAGTATTACTATTAATTGATATTGTCTTTTGTTTAATATTCATACCATTGTATAAGATAAAAACATCATTTACCTTTGTATATGTAACAAGTGCAAGGCGTTACTTGATGTTGATTAAATATTCTCCTATTGGAGTTTATATATGACTGTTCCGTAGTAGCTTGCACCTATTACGGAACTTTCTTTTTATACAATTCCAAGCGTGGATAGTATAAGGGAGGAAAGCAGGAGTGAATAATGGCACAATGAGGTTCGATCCCTCACCTGCTACAATCAGTCAAAATAAATCCCCGGAGGCGGAAGTGACTGAGCCGCCAACGGGGAACAATATTAATCTTATATCGCAACGATATGGAAAATTTTAATAAGTTAATACCTATTGATGGGGAAAATGGCGAAAAAAGAACAATAAGTTCACTGCAAATTGCAGAAATTACAGGTAAGGCATATTGTGGCGTGTTGAAAGTCATTAGAAAGATGGATATTATGCGTGTGAAAATAACAATGAAAAATATATTTTCATTATTTGTTTGTTTGAAAAAATGTTGTACCTTTGTAGTGCTACAAGTTGATAGAATTATCTATCTCGCAGAGCAAGCGGTTAAGTTGCTCATATTTTATATGGGTATTTTTTATGCTCATACTTTAGGATATTGGCGGTTGCCTATACGTAAGTTATTGTGTGCTCTTCGGGGTAGACTATCAACTTGTAGCAGCGTATATGGTAACCGCTTTTTGTTTGCCTATTGCCTTCATAAATAACTTTTAAATGCTACAAGTTATGACAGATTTAATTTTATACAAAGAAACGATGAGTTCACTTGAAATAGCTGAACTCACTGGAAAGCGACATGATGCTATCTTACGTGACATCAGAAACTTACTTAATCAAGGAGTAAACGCCCACAATTTTGTGGAGGTTGAATACACCGATAAAAAGGGTGAGAAAAGACCTTGTTATGAACTTACAAAGAAAGGTTGCCTAATCCTTGCCAGCGGATACGATGCAAAACTCAGTAATTAAATTGAATGATAAGGATGCGGGAGTAATTATTGCTAAAGGATTTGTGGGAGGAATCGCTCAACATATTGGAGGAATGACAGCTTATAATGTTAACATTCATCCTGTTATAAAAGTTGATATTAAAGATAAAAAAATTCGTGTTACATATACGCTTCAATATTATGAGGTTGAGCAGAACATCGGAGGCGGATGGATGGGGGCTTTTTCTGCTGGTACAACAGGACAGCCTGCGGATACGACAAAGAAAATAGAAAAATGGGGTATAGAAACATGTTATCCTTTCAGCCCCAAAGATCAGCATAAGGCAAAGAAAACATCGTCTAAAGCATTGATTATGGCTCATGCATATTCCAATGTTATTATGGATAAAATAGAAGAAGCTGTGAAGAATGGTCTTGTGGGCAATGAAAATGATGATTGGTAATTTAAATAAATTATTTTTCACGGGGAGAAGTTTCTGCTTCTCCCTTTTTTATTTCCTCACCTTCATAATATCAATAAAATCACTATCTTTGCTCTTAGAAGGTGCATGAAGTCATGCACTACCCAAAACTTACGAAAAGACCATGGCAGGAGCAGAATTTAAAATTACTGATGCGATTGATCCTAACATCGTTAAGAAGTTGAATGAGATAAGGATTAATATTCAAACCACATCTTCCGAATATGCGAATTTCACGAAACAATTAAGTGATGGCATAAATTTTAAGCCGGGTAATCTAAGAGAATACCAGTCTAAAGTTGACAGTTATAATGCTACAATTACCAAATTATATGCTTCTCAAAATAGGTTGTCTGAATTACAGGCTAGTCAATTAAAGTTATTGACCGATATTTCCCGTAAGATAGAGCTTCTTACCAAGCCATTGAATACATTGGCAGACAAAATAACGGAAGTAAAAGTAAATTTGAGAGGTGCTTCCGAAGATCTGAAAAACGTGTCACAAGATGCGGAAAATGCTTCTGTTTCATTTAAAGAAGCATCTAAGAAAATATCCATGACTGCTGCTGATTTTGATTCAATAGCCTCCGAATTGAACAGTAGGTTAAGTGATAACAAAGAAACAATTTCAGCCTTAAGAACATCTCTGAGGGAATTATCAAAGGAGTATAAGAAAGGTGCTATCAGCGAAGAGGAATACAAGTCCAAAAGAGATGCTACGGTATCCCAGTTACGCATGCTGACAGAGCAGAATAAACAGTATTCGGCGATATTGAGAAATCATACGCAGGTAGCGATTGCCACAGCAGGAAGCTATAACGAGATGAAGGCTTCAATGCTTCAGTTGGAAAAGGAATATTATAACCTTTCACAAGCTGCACGCGAGGGAGCAAAAGGTATGGATATCTTGAACAATATCGGCAAGTTGAATCAACAATTAAAGGATATAGATGCACAGATGGGCAATTACCAACGTAATGTGGGTAATTATGCTTCGGGTTGGAATGGTCTTAATGTTTCCATACAACAGATTGCGAGAGAACTTCCGGCTTTGTCTGTTAGTGCCAATACTTTCTTTCTTGCCATATCCGATAACCTTCCTATATTTATTGATGAGTTAAAGAAAGCAAGGGGGGAATATGAACTTCTTAAGAAATCGGGGCAGACTGCTACACCTGTATTTAAACAGGTATTGAGTTCCCTTCTTAGTTGGCAGACGGCTTTAGTTGTTGGGATAACTCTTTTATCGAGTTATGGAGGTGAGATAACCAAATGGGTGGGTAGCCTGTTTGATGCGAGAAAAGAAATTGATTATCTAAAACAGCTTCAGGAGGATTTGAATAAAGCTCAAAAAGAAGGTGTGAAAAATGCCCAAGATGACGCTGTTAAATTGGATATATTATATAGGGCTGCTGTCAATTTGAATAAACCTATGGGAGAGCGGAAAAAAGCCGTTGAGGAACTGAAGAAGCAATATCCTTCATACTTTAAAAATATAAGTGATGAAAACATTCTTGCAGGTAAAGCGGCTGATAGTTATCAAAGGTTATCTAATGCCATATTAGCTTCGGCTAAAGCTAGAGCTGTGCAAGATCGGCTTGTAGAACAGGCTAAACAAAAATTAGACTTGGAAGATCAGTTGGCAGAAAAAGAAGAAAAACGTGCGAAACTTGAATCTGCTAGAGATCAGATGAAAGCACAATATGAATCCAGTCAAGGGGCAGCTATGGATACAGCTAGAGACATGTATGGGAAGTTAAACAAGCAGGTTGAAGACTTGGATAAAGAAATAGGTTCTTTATTAAATCAGCTATATCAAGTAGATAAGGCTAGTAGAGATATGGCAAATTCTATTAACATTGGAGATGTTACATTTAATCCTCATTCTGCCGATAAAGCATCGGATGATTTAGCGCAATACATGGAGAATCTTAGGAATAAAATGGCTGACTTGTCCGTTTCTCTCATTAAAGATGAGCATGAACGTAGTCTTGCTGCCATAGAGAAAGAATATAAAGACCAGATAGCAGCTGTAAAGGGATATTCTGAGGAAGAGAACAAACTTCGGGAAATGTTGGGCCAAGGGAGAATGCAGAAGATAGCGAAAGAGAATGAGGAATATGCTAAGAAGTTGGCAGAGGCTGAGAAAAAAAGGATCGAGGAAAAGAAAAAGTATACTGATGAGATGCTCAGACTGGAAGAGGAACAATCATCTCTCCGTATAGCAGCTACAAGTACTGGATATAAGGAACTTGAAAACATTATAACAGAAAATTATTCAAAAGGGCTGCTATCGCGAAAAGAATACGATGAAGCCATGCGTGAACTGGAGCGGAAAGCCGCAAACGAGCAATTACAGATACAGATAGATGCTGCTGAAAAAATGATTGAGATAGCGGAAGCATCGGGCGTGGTAAGCAAGCAACAAATTGAAATGCTGAGAGAATCCATAAAGGCTATGGAAGCAGAGATAGGTTCTATAAATGCGGATGATCAGTTGAAAAAAGCGGAAGAGCAACAGGATATCACACGAAGGAATTTTGAAGTGTTGAAAGGTTATTCTTCTGCATTGAAAGATCTTGCATCGGATATCGATAGCCCGTTTGCCGGTATATTTGATGGGATGGATAAGGGATTCAGTATTATGTCTGATAAGATATCGGGTGTTTGGAAAGAACTTACAGACGGTGAGAAGATGGAAAGAACTACCGAGATGTGGGCTTCTATGGTTAGTGGAATTGGTGAAATGATATCATCCATTTATGATCGCCAGATTGAAGCTATTGAGGCTGAACAGGAAGCGAATGAGAAAGCTGGTGAAGAGGAAATTTCCCGTATAGAGGTTTTAGAAGAAAGAGGTGCTATAACAACTGAAGAAGCCGAAGCGCGTAAACGTGCGGCGGAAGATAAAACGGCACAAAAGAATGCCGAATTGGAGAAGAAAAAAGCTGCATTAAGAACAAAACAGGCAAAGTTTGAGAAAGCTACCAGTATAGCTGAGGCGGCTATACAGATAGCAGGTGGTATTTTGCAGACGATAAAACAATTGGGCTTCCCTGCTGCAATACCTATGATAGCTGCTCTAGGTGCTATGGGAGCGATACAGCTTGCTACTATTATAGCGACTCCTATTCCGAAGTATGCCAAGGGTACTGATTCGCATAAAGGCGGATTGGCTGTAGTGGGTGATGGTGGTGTCCCTGAAACAATCGTTACTGAAAAAGGAGCGTATATTACTCCGTCTGTCCCTACTTTGGTTGACATCCCTAAAGGTGCGAAGGTTATACCTTATGCAGTGGATATGGACAGGATAAAGGCTCATGCAAATGATTTTGATGGTCTTATGGCATATAGAAGCGAAAACAATCTTCCTCCTGTATCAATAGTTAATGATTATAGCGAACTGGAGAAAAAGATAGGGCATCTGGAAAAATCACAGCAGATAGGATTTGCAAAATTAGCCAAGGCGATAAGAGAAAACAATTATCAGCAATTTTCAAAAAGTATCTGATTATGAGGTATACAAGTGACATATATGAACTTCCCTTGTCCGTTTTTATAGAGATTTATACCAATGATAGCAATACTATTGAATTTGACGATGAGGACAAAGGGGCTGCATCGGCAAAAATTATCAATGACTATATAGAAATTGTCGGGAGCAAACAGTTGTTCTCTGAGATATTGAATTGTAATGAGCGTATGAATCTTGCAATGACCGTGGAGTGCATGAAGGCATGTGAGAACATGATGAAGTTGAAAATGTATGATGAGGTGCGTGATATCCTGATGAAGATAGGTTATTCGTGTAAAAAAGGTGATGTAATGGCTATGAATGCTAGAATATCCGCATTAAATTCCCGTGCACAATATGATTTGGATAAGATAAGTAAGGAAAAGAATGAGGGACTGAAGGAGAAGCCTACAAAACGTGGATTTATAAATGAAGTTGTCGCTATTGGGAAGTATAATAATATGTATATCAATCCGAAAGAATGGACCGCTGGATCTTATGCCTGTCTTGTAAGGCAGACATGTGACGAAATCGATGGGTTGAATCGTAAAAAGAAATAATTATGTATTATCGATGTGAGTTACTTATAAATGGTCTGAAGTACAGGGTTACTGATGATCTTGAGAATTGGGACGAGGTGAAGGCTAGTTTCAAGAGAAATGACTATGACGGTGTTATCCGTACATTTTCCAACAAATTTTCTTTTGCTGGGGATGCTAGAAAATTGCTGTTAAAACAATATGATGAAGATTATTTGAATGCTTCTGCCTCAATAATAATAAGTACAAGAAATAACAGTTGGTTGTATAATGAACGGTTTAGTTGCGCTCTCAATTTTTCTACATTGCAGGATAATGGTCGTATCTTACAGATAAATGCCGTGGATGATAGCGTGGCGTCCATGATAAAGTCAAAAAAAGGAACTCAATATGAATATTCGGTCGAAGAGGTGAAAAGCCCCATTCCTCTTGTTTATGACGGACTTGAACTTTCAGAATCAGCAAAATGGATTCCTACAGGTGATACATTGGAAGACGATGACACTCTTATTAATGTTTATTTCAGCAAGAAAATGTCACCAATGCCAATATATATAACTGCCAGTGATTCCTTAATAAAGGGGTCTCTTGAATTTAATGATCAAACAGTAGGTGGTGATGATGTATATTCGATAAAGGCTCTGAAATCAATTAGGATAAATATAGAGTTTAATATTGATATGTTTGTGTTTAGGGAATATCACTCTAGTGCTTTTGGATATGATGTAAGAGGTGTGAGGTTCCAGATTATGAAGATAAGTAATGAGATTGATAGTAATGGGGAAGCGGTGACTACGGAAACGGTGATAGGAAGTTTTGAACTTACGACAGAATCAGAAACGCTAGTGGAAAAGAAGGTTTCGGGATCGTACAATATAAGTCTTTTGCATAATGATAAAATAATAGTGAGAGCTATGTATGTCAATGAGAAAGAAGAGATTATACCTATATTTCCGGATTTGCCATACAAAGTCTCAACATCAAGTTATTTTAAAGCATCATGGAAAAATCGAATAAACCCTGTTGAGATGGATGTTATAAAGCCCGATACATTGCTGAACAGATTGCTTAAAAGTATTAATGGAGAGAAAGATGGTTTGACTGGAGTGATTGAGGGGACAGGAGATAGAAGGCTTGATAATTGTATGCTCTTGGCGGCTGAATCAGCCCGTAAGATTCCTGGAGCCAAAATATATACATCCTTCACCAAATTTGCAAACTGGATGAGTTATGTGTTTGGTTATGCTTACGACATATCCGGGAATACAGTAACTTTTCGGCATAGAAGCAAATACTTCTCGGATGATGTTGTCAAAAGGATAGATGATTTATCTGATTATGAGATGAAGGTTAATTCTGCATTGGTGTATTCTCGGATACGGATAGGCTTTGACAAACAGGATTACGACACGGCTAATGGAAAGGATGAGTTCCGTTTTACGAATGAATATTCCACAGGCGTGACCATGACGGGCAATAGCCTTGAAATGATATCTCCATACCGTGCGGACGCATACGGCATAGAGTTCCTTGCTGACAAGATAGGTGAAGATACTACAGACAACGAAAGTGACACTGATTTATTTATGGTAGGGGTAAAATCTGATTCGTCTGGACTTAAGTATATATTGAACAGGGATTATCTTATGGGTGGCGTTCTCAGCCCTGACACAATGTTCAATGCCATGTTTTCCCCTTCTTCTATGGTTTTGGCCAATGAAGCATACATCGGCTCATCTGTTGAGATGCTTACTTTTGCGTCATCAGATGGTAATAGTGATGTGGGTATTGATGGAATGGGGGAAAGTAGGGATATAATTCTTTCAAAAAGGATGTTTACTGTGGCGGAGGTGGAATTTGAGACTTCGGATGTGGAACTTCCGGAAGATCTTACAGGAATTGTTGAAATGGAATACCAAGGCAAAGTTGTACAGGGATATTATCAGCAGGCTGATTACAATTTTACAAAATCACAAAGTTCAAAGGTAACTTTGATCGTGAAAAATTTAAATTCGTTATAAAGATTCAAATTTTAATTGTTATATTTGCAATGAAAGCTTGTGAAGTCACAAGTTACTAGAAACTTACGAAAAGACTATGATATCAATCGGAGATGTTTGTCCGTTATTCTTTAAACCGCTGAAATATAAATATTCAAATGCTGGATGTTTCAGACAAGTATTTTCTGTGTCAGACAACATCCTGCTGCAAATCTTTTGTGATAACGGCGAAAAACCTTCAGCTTATTTGAATGATAAGATCGGCAATATTTCCTCCAAGATAACACTGCTTACTTATGATGTAAATGAAAGCATTAAGATGTATTATGCCTCATTATCTCCTTCGGAGGGGATATATACAGTAACTATAGGCGATAAAGAATGTGAGGAGTTCTGCGTGTGTGAGAATATAGGTGATTCTATTCTGATTGAATATTCCCATAAAGATAATAATTCTGCGTTTGATAATATATTCTGGATTGATGAGGTTCGGCAGATGTTCCAGTTCAGAATAATAGGAGGATTCAAGCCGGATGGGGTGGAGTTGAAAGTTGAAAACGAACAGTTTGTGAATCAGAAGCAGGAGATAATAGAAATGTATTCTCTCCCTTATAAAACATTTGATTTTGTTTTCGGGACAAGTTGTGGCGTTCCGTATTATATAGCGGAGTTTATAAATAAGGTACTTTGCCTTTCTCACGTCAGCATAAACGGTAATTTGTTTGTACGGGAAGGGGATTCTGTCCCGGAAAAGATTGATACAATAGGTAAGAAACAGATGTTTATATATAAAGTGACTTTACGCCCTAGACAAAATGATATCGCCGGGATCGGAGGCAAAACAGAGATTGCAACTTCATCTTCAGGAATCGCGTTTTTACTAACTAATCCAGAAGAGGACGATGTGTTGAAATATAAGAAGGCGAAAGCTGCTTTTGTTAATGAAAATTACGTGTAATCATGGCTAGAAATCGTCCTATAAAGATATTGTGGTACGGTTCGGAAACGGATGATGAAGGAAATCCGATTATACCGAAAATATCCCCGTCATTTGAAAAGCGACTGGAAGGGTTGAATGAGGGAGAGATATACATACATAATGATGATAATAATCCTTCTATTTACATAAGAACCAATAAAGACAGGGTTGTTGCCATATCGGGAGGTGCAAATATAAGTGAATTGGCTAAATATTTTTTGCGCAAAGACAAGGAGGACTCTACAAATTTTCTTTTATCATTACTGGGCGGAACCGTCATCAAGAAATACGCCAAGTTCGGTGATTTCGTTACCGGCGTTTCTGGAGGTTACATCGGTGAGGACGCCCGTGCCGAGCTGGAGGCTCTGGTCCTGCGCAGCTCT